AAGAAAAGATATACCATACTCAGGAACCACCTTCGTGAAACAAATAACAAAAAGTATCGTATGCTCCATAGAACCATACCCCTTACCGGAATGAAACAAATGCGTGATTCAGTTGGGTCCAATACGAACAAAGGTGGTGAGATTGTTTTATGTTTAGATGGTAAACCAAATGAGATATTCCATGTCCTCGTCCACGAATTGGCTCATTGTACTGTGAGTGAATATGAACATTCTTCCCAATTCTGGAATAATTACATCGAACTCAGGGACATGAGTATCAATTTAGGAATTTATCAACAAATCCCCGAAAAAACACCATTTTGTGGTCAGCACATTCAGGATAAATAATCTCAGTCTAGTTTAAATGAAGACACCGGTGAACATTCTACTTACCGCCATTGCATACTGGTTGGTACTGTACGCCACCACCCTTGTACCTCTAATTTCTAAGAACTACTATTTGAATCTCGTCTGGATGACTGTTATGATACCAAACATCATTCGTTTCGCGATTGGTAACATCCCCCGTCTCGCTGTAGACAGGGTATTCTTCCTTTCGGCTACATTTATTGCGTTAATTGCTACTTTCATTATTAACCAAATTTCTAAAGAGACGAAGGATGCTATTAAAGACCACAAAGTTGGCACTAACGAGAAGCTTAAATTGAGCGCCTTGTTAGCGGGGACATTCACTGTTGGTGTACTCGCAACGTATTATTCGGGTATTGATAACTCGATTTACAGTAATATGGGATGGGAAAGACCTGTTTAAGGTTTGACGATGTAATCCTTCATGAAATAAAAGACAATAGCTGCAATCGCACCAGTGGAAGCAAGACCAACTACGCTCCTACCCCCTTGTTCGTTAAGGAACTTGGGGATAGAAGTCGCCAACTTGTCCTGAACAGGCTTACTAACTGCAAGACCCGTACACACCGCAACGAGAAGAGCCATCATTTGCTCATCGGTGAGGTTCATGGGGTTCTTACTAGCGGGCTTCTCAGCCTGTTGGGTGTGCATTCCCTGAGGTTGGGGAGCAGTCATACCTTGCATCATACCCTGCATCTTGGGTTCATCGGTCATCATTGGGTGGTCCATCATGATATCGTTAATGGGAGTAGAATCCATTGTCTCTTTACTTTGACTCACATTTTTTTCAGGTTGAATATGCGCTTCATTTTTTATAAAAGAAGTTGATTGGCTCTGGCTAATGGGAACCATTCCTTCTCCATCGTCTGAAAGATTCATGGTATACACTCGTTCTGAAGCCATTTAATATACCCATATGTTTTAGAACAAATAAGTCGACGCACTTACTTCGTCTTGGTAATTTTGAGATTTGTCTTTTTCGTAGCCTTCTTGGCATCATCTTCCGTCTGTTGTTGATGCTTTGGGTTGTACATCTTTTGGTGTAGTCTCCACAAATCTGGTCCACCAACCCTAAAATTCTTTCTAACAGTTGCTTTGTACCAAAACACACAATCTTGAATCTTGTTCGATTTAACGGTGTTATCCAAAACCAGACATTCATAGTTTTCTGTACAGGCGTCCATTACCTTGCAGAACATATCAAATGAAGGAAAGATACCAAAGAATGATTTATACAATTTTTCTCTGTTCTGTATAATGTTTTCCCTGAGGATGAAGACGTAGTCAACATTAGCTCTTAGGGCTGGGGGTAAATCCATTACGTATTGCATCGTCAACATGAAGAAAATCTTCCAATGACGCCCATTCATGAAACATTGCCGAATACATGTATCTTTGAGAAACTTATTGTCGTACATACAATCGTCTAAAAGCATGAAAGCTCCACAATTTTTCTTACCACTACCAACCAACTTTCGCTGACGAGCCATCACACGCTCTATGGCATCCCTATCATAGTCTCCATAGATGAACAAATCAGGAATAAAGTCCGAATAAAAGTGATTTCCTTCTTCTGTTCCTGAGAGTACAATACCCGCAGGGAGATGTTTCTTATGGTACATGATATCCTTCACCAGGGTTGACTTACCAGTATTACGCTTTCCAATAAAAACACATACCCGATCGTCTGTGATACTCTCAGGTTTGAATTTCTTCAACTGGAGATTCATTCTACTGTAGTGGCTCGTTTTATTTACCAAAATTTTACTCATATATAGTAGGAATGGCTGGTCGTCTGAGACTTGCCGCCACAGGGGTTCAAGATGAATGGCTCACAGGTGAACCACAATTTTCGTATTTCTTATCAAATTTCAGACGTCATTCCAAATTTGCATTTGATTACATTGAGAGTCAGTTTGATGGGGATATAGATTTTGATAAAACTGTCATATGTACAATACCTGGAGACAAGGGTGATTTGGTTAAAAATATGACACTGAAGGTTACACTGAGTGATCCCAAACCAGATGACGGTGACGAAAATGATATGGTATGGGCGGCATCTATAATTACCCACATGATTGACTATGCAGAGCTTATTATTGGTGGTCAGCCCATAGAGCGGATTACAGGAGAGTACATTTATATGCATCAGCAGCTTCATAACACAAATGACGACATTGAACAGACCTTGTACTTTCTTAATGGACACGGGAACTATTTGAGTTATGCTGAGCCGTATACGTATTTCCTGGATCTTCCATTTTATTTTTACAGGAACCCAACATTAGCTATACCTACATGTGCCCTATCAAAACAAGTGATAGAAGTGAGGATTAAGATAAAACCTATCATAGACCTTGTACGAAATATAAGTAGCATCGACCCTAATGATACATTTGCTGATGCTGCCGCTTCCATAAATAAATTTTCACTTGATACAGAATTCGTATACGTCGCCGATATAGAAAGAGATTTCCTGATGTCTAGACCACTTGACTATGTCATAACACAGGTTCAGATGTCTAAATTTGTGATGAAACCTGGTGAAACTAAAAGAAGTGTCATGTTAAATTTTCAACACCCTGTAAAAGAGTTATTATTCGTATCTCAAAATGAATTGGCATATCTCGCTAATGTTCCAAATTATTACAATTCTATAGTGAATGCAGAATTGAGATTTAACAATGAAGTGGTGTTCAGTAGAGATGGTTTATTCTTAGAATATGAACAAGCATTTAAACATCACGTGAATACTCCATCTTCACTCGTGCGAACAACTCAAACATTTAACGGAACTTTACCTATATTAGGCCCTTCCAAATTTGGTACATATTCATTCGCATTATACCCGGAATCTCCTCATCCAACTGGTCAAGTAAATATGAGTCGTATATCACATAAAATGTTTACAATTGAAATTACTCCCATTAATTCTGTTTACGAAAACGTGACCCGAATATACGCTATAAATTATAACATATTACGAATTGAGAGTGGTTTAGCTGGATTAAAATTTTAGATGGATATAGTAGTAATGGCTGGACAGATTCAACTGACAGCAACTGGACCTCAAGAGAAATATTTCACATTAGATCCAGACTACAGTCATTTCATAGAGACTTTCAAGAGGTGTACAAATTTTTCCAGACAATACGTGGATATAGATTCTGAAAATGTAGCTGATTTTGGAAAAAAAGTTAAATTTAAGATTCCACAGAATCAGGGTGACATTCTTAAAACTATTAGTGTTAGGTGTACACTTCCAGAAATTCAAACGAGTACCACTATGTATATAGAATCTGTTGCCCACGCATTGATAGAACACGTTGAATTAATAATTGGTGGGAAGGTCATCCAGCGTATAACAAGTGATTATTTACAGATATATTCAGAACATAACGTCACTCAGACAAAACAAAAGGCACTCGAACAGTTGATAGGTAAATATCCATTACGAACAACTGATAAAAAAGTAGGTGAAGTAATTGCAGGTGGTGGTGGGAATACAGGTATAGTCATACATAATACCCTCGGTCTTAATACAGACGAATCATTTTTTGTTGATATACCATTCTATTTTCATAATCACCCCGAGCTTGCGATACCATTATGTGCAATCACAAAACAAGAAGTAGAGGTGGAATTCAAACTAAGAGATGCACAGGATTTAGTCATCAAGGGGGATGGTACGTACATCACATTAAATGAAACTCCAAAACTCAAAGAATTTCAACTTTGTACAGAAGTTGTATTCATTGACTGTGAAGAAAGAATCAAAATGCAAAAATTAAAGAGAGAATATCTCATAACACAAATTCAACAGAATAAATTCGATGTAAATGCTGGTGTTAATAAAGGAAAGTTCAAATTAGATTTTGTCAATCCCGTGAAGGAACTCTACTTTGTTATACAGAGACAAGGAACTACAGGGGATGGTGTGAGTCAAGGAAATTTTGTGACAATATTCGATTACGACAACACAGGGAGTTTGGAAGGTCAAAAAGTTATACTCTATGAAAACTTAGATCATTTAAGTTTGACACTAGATGGACAGGACATTATCACACGTGACACAGGGAATGTCATTTTCTTGAAAGCTGTTCAAGGAGCTATTCACCATTCAAAAACACAGCTTATTCGTCGATTTTATTCGTATAGTTTCGCTCTTCAGCCAGAAGAGTGGTATCCAACGGGTCAAGTGAATTTTAGTTTAGTAAAAGATCAGATTTTAAACCTAAGTCTTACAAACTGTCCAGATTTTGCCAGACAAATACGTATTTACGCTTTGAATTACAACATTCTTCGCGTTGGTGAGGGAATTGCTGAAACTCTTTTTGATTCTAAACAATAAAGATGAATATGCAAACTGGTTTTGGTGACAGCGGTGATGGTATGATTGAGCAGTACATCCAAACCATGACCAATCTTCTCCTCCCCGTCATGGAACGGAGTACACTACTTGCAGCTGAATATTCCAAAGCCTGTGGAAGAGATACACTTCTCCCAGAAGATATGGAATATGCAATGAAATATTGTGCAATGTACACGGTTGGTCAAACGAATGGTTCAATGTTCCCCGAAATATATCAGGAAGAAGAGGAAGAATCCGATGAAGAAATGGAAACCGTCTCCCCAGAAGACTGCCCCCCATTCGAGAGATATTCAGGAAATGACTCAACATTTCTCCAGATGAACGAAGCCCACGATAGATGGGAAAGTTGGGCGCCTCAAAATCCGACAGAACACATGTTAAAAAATGCTATTAATAGTAATGAGCATCTCAGAGCCTGATGGTTGGACATTCTCCGAGAATAAAAGTAAGTTACACATTTCTAATTTAGACTCCAGCTCTAGTGATGAATCATCAGATGATGAAGCATTATTTTCAAAAACAAAATCAATTAAACCTAAAAAATTTAAAAAGATAGTCAAGAAGGAAGAAGTTAAACTAGAATAATTTTCTTATAATACTGTATAACAAACACCATGTCGGCCGCCGCTCTCCAAACCGTAAACCTTGTCACCCAGGAACTCCAGTCTCAGACTCTCAACTCCATTGTTGGTGGTTTCTCGTTCGCCGCCGCCATGTCGTGGATGGACTTCGTTCGTTGGACCATTACCCAGATCGTCAAGGTCCCTAAGAACGGTGGTGCCCAGTACGCACTCACTGCTGTGCTCACCTCGCTCCTTTCTGTGGTTGTCTTCTTGGTCATCTCCAGGATCACTGGTAAGACCGCTAAGCCCGCGCAGCCCGTCTACGCGATAACCCGCTAAACGGTTTCTTTTTCATAAAAATAAGTAAGAGTATACCAATTAGAATTATTAATCCAATATAAATATACTCTTTTCTCCAACTATAAGAATTCTTTACAATATCAGGAATACTTATTATTGGCTCTTTCTTTTCAACCTTCTTGGGCTCTTCTATAGAAACTTTTGGTAAATTTTCTAATTTATCAGTTGAACCCATGATTTCAAATTTCAATATATGATCTTGATTTCTAAAATCATATGGAATGAGTCGACCATGACTCATGTAAAAAAACTCTACTTTGATATCTTGTATCATTTTTTGACTCCCTGTGTGAAAATTGTGCACTAACATGTCATCCACCCCATTAAAATTGATAAAATTGGAACCGTCTAGAAGTATATGTCCCGTATAGAAAGGCGTGGATGTATACACTGTTTGTGTAAACTCATCAGACCCTGTAGTTAGTTTTAATATCAAAGAATTTGGACCATTTATGTTTATCGCTCCTGATTTAATAGTATCCGTTATAGATTCATGGTTTCCTG